GTTCAAAATTCACTTGAAAATGCTGTAATACAAAACTTAGGAACAGCACCTTCGAGTCCAGAAAAAGGTCAACTGTATTTCGACAATACTAATGGAGATAACAATTTATATGTTTATAATGGATCGGCTTGGATTAGCGCAACTCAGTCAACTCAAGAAACATTTAAAACTATAAGTGTAACGGGGCAAAGCGATGTAGTAGCAGATTCTTCTACAGATACATTAACTCTTGCAGGAACTTCAAACGAAATAGAAATAACAACAACTCCAGGAACTGATACTATTACTTTTGGCTTACCTAACAACGTTACTATAGGTGGTAATCTTACTGTTAATGGTACTACTACAACTGTGAATTCAACAACTGTAACAGTTGATGACCCTATATTTACGTTAGGTGGTGATACCGCACCTTCATCAAACGATGGGAAAGATAAAGGTATAGAATTCAGGTATCATACTGGAGAAGCAGCAGCGTTAGGTTTCTTTGGTTACGACATTTCTGCTTCTAGATTCACTATGCTTGGTGAAGCAACTAATACTTCAGAAGTATTTAGTGGAACTAAAGCACACCTTGATATTGGAAGAATCTATGTAGCTAATAGCGGTTTAGCTATAAATAACACAGTAGTAACAGCCAATGCAACTGAGTTAAATAAATTAGACGGTCTTACCTCATCAACAGCTGAACTAAACTTATTAGATGGCGCTACAGTTACAACAGCTGAAATAAACTTAATTGACGGTAATACCGCGAGAGGTACAACTGCAGTTGCAAATGGTGATGGTTTCTTGCATAACGACGGTGGTACAATGCGTATGACTAATGTAAGTAAAATAGCTGACTTAATGGCTGGTACTAACATATCTGCTTCTTCTTCTGTTCTTTCTGTTGCAAATGCTTCTGCTTCTGGTAAAGGTGTTATTGAAATAGCTACATCGGCTGAAACTAGAACCGGTACAGATTCTGCTAGAGCTGTTACACCAGCAGGCTTACAATCTAGACACGGGACAGGAGCATTTCCAGAACTTGGTCAAGGCAGTGGGTTTACGCAGACAATAGCTCATGGTTTGGGTACTTATGTTCACGTTACGGTTATAGATACTTCTGATGGCGCTGTAGTTTACCCTCTAGTAAAAATGACTTCAGCTAATGGTGGCACTGTTACAATGGCTTTTTCAGCTGGAGCTTCTGCAAATGCGTATAGATATATGATCTCATTAGTTGACTAATGGCTATTAAGTTTTTAAATGATATAGACGCACCAAATGCAGTTCTTACTTCAGGCAATCAAACAGTAGCTGGTATTAAAACTTTTAGTGATGATGCAAAGTTTAGTGGTAATGTAGGTATTGGAACTACTAGTCCTGCTGAAAAACTAGAAGTTGTAGGAGATATTAAAGTAAACGATAGTGTTAATCCTAACATTCGCTTTGCTAGAGGTGCTAGTTACTGGTGGGACATCGGTCATACTTCTAGTGACTTTCAATTTAAATCGGCAACTGGTGGAACAATAATGCATTTAAACTACGACGGTAACGTTGGTATCGGAACCACTAGTCCTTCACAGAAATTAGATGTAAGCGGTAATATTAATGCTACAGGCACAATGGAGTGTACTAAGTTTGTAGCTAACGCTAATTCTGGCTTTGAGTTTTCTATAGAAGGAGATAATCAATTTAACATGATACAAACCGCAGCTAACAGGTCAATGTTTTTCGTGACTGCAGCTGGTAGTGGTAGTATAAATTTTGGAACTAATAATACTAACTCAAGAGTTTCTATAACTAGCACTGGAGCATTAAAATCTACAATTTCTCTAGCAGTTGGCGCTATCACACCGTCAACAACAGTAGGTAGAATAGATGCAGCTAACGACATTGTAGCATTTTCTACATCTGATATTAGATTAAAAGATAATATTAAAAACATTGACAAAGCTTTAGATAAAGTGAATAGTATACAAGGTATAGAGTTTGACTGGATAGAAAAAGAAGAGGTACACGGTAATAGTGGCCACGATATAGGTGTCATAGCTCAAGAAATAGAAAAAATACTACCAGATGTGGTTACTACTAGAGAAAGTGGATACAAAGCTGTTAAATATGAAAAGATAGTTCCATTATTAATTGAAGCTATAAAAGACTTGTCAAAACAAGTTGATGGCTTAAAGAGATTAATATAATGGCTGTTCCAAGTAGTGGTGCTCTTAGCTTATTAGGCATCAAACGAGAGCTTAGTAACGATAACTATAGCGCTAGTAATTCACATAGCAACATAAGTTTAAAGGAGTGCAGCGACGGAACTGTAGCTACTATAAATACAGGTAATTCTTCTAGCAATAGGCCTAATGGCTCCGCGCCTCACAGCATGTCTGAGTTTTACGTTTACGATCATGATTTATCAACTCTAACTGAATTTACTTATAATTCTGAAGGACAAGAATCTGCAGGGAATGCTTGTAGTTTAGAATCAATAGAAGATACAGCATACCATGATGGATCAGGTACATATCCTGCTGTAAATGACAGTGTTTATTCTAATAGTTCAGGAACTACAGCATTATCAGCTGCTAATTATAAAATTGACAATGGAAGTTTAAATGGAGCTAATATGGAAGTAACTAGCAGTGGTGAGGTTAGGGCTTTAGCAAACTGTAAGTAAAATTAACTTATAATATGTGAATATATATAGTATGTTTAATTAAATAAAATAAAATGGCAAAAGCAAAAAAAGTAACAAAAGAAGAGTTAAAATCAATAGTTGAAGTAAATAATAAAATCAATATTGAGATTAATAATTTAGGTTTATTAGAAATGAGAAAAACAGATCACATTCAACTTTTACAAGAAAGTAGAATTGAGCTTAGTGAACTACAAAAAGTGCTAGAAGAAAAGTATGGTAAAGTGAGTATTGACTTGAAAGACGGAAAGATAGGAGAAATAGAACAAGATGAAACAGAGTAGCACTGTAAGAAAAATAAGTATAGGATCTGACTACAAAGATAAAGCAATGCATTATTCTATTGGGCAGAAAGTTTGGGGTGATCACGTTATTTCTAATATAATACATAACAACAAAGACAACTCTTATGATATTTTTATAACTAAAAATAAAGAGACTGTTCCTTGGAAAAAGTTTAATAGAAATATGGCTATATCTGTAGAATACGATTTGAATTACGGTGAATAGCTTGTACGACTTTATTATTAAACCTTTACACAAAAGGTATGATAATGAGACAAAAGTAGGAGATAAATCTCTTATTATAAATACCACAATAGAAGACCACAAATTTGTGAGTAAAAAAGCAGTTGTTGTTTCGACACCGACTGCTTACTCTTCTCCAGTTAAAATAGGTGATGAAGTATATGTTCATCACAATATATTTAGAAGATGGTATGACCAAAAAGGTAGAGAAAGAAATAGTGCTAGGTATTTTAAAGACGATCTTTATTTTTGTGGACCTGATCAGTTGTACATGTATAACGATAAATCTCATTTAGATTATTGTTTTATTAAACCTGTTGATAACTCTAGCTATTTACATACTAGAAAAGAACAGCCAAATGAAGGTGTAGTTCATACTTGCCCACAAAACCAATATGTAAAAGTTGGTGACCATATAATTTTTAAACCAGAATCTGAATTTGAGTTTTTAATTAACGAAGAAAAGCTCTACTGTATGAGATTAAATAAAATTGTATTAAATTATGAAAACCAAAGAAACTAAAATAAAAATTATAGAAGCTGGGCAAAAAGCTGTAGAAGAATTAATAAAGGTAGCAAAAGAAAAGATTGTTGACTCAGACGACGATGTAAGCGCTGACAGATTAAAGAATGCTGCCGCTACTAAAAAACTAGCTATATTCGATGCTTTTGAAATACTTAATCGTATACAACAAGAAGAAGATATGCTAAATGAAAAACCTAAGGAAGTTAAAGAACAAAAAACTTTTAAGGGTTTTGCAGAAGGGAGAAGTAAGTGAGTTACAAGCAAGCTCTATGGGAAGAAGTTAAGGACGTTGTAAATCCTAAGATATTAGCTAAAAACAATAGATTTAAAAAATGGGAGTATGGCTATAACTCTGATTATGATTTTATAGTAATAAGTAAAACAGGTAAAATTGGACAGATCATTGAAATACAGAATCTCAGGATTGCTTTACCAGCAACAGATGAACCGTTTAAACGAAGTAAAGAAAAAGCGGAACAACACTGGGAAAGACAAGAGTATCCAAAAGAATTAAAAAGAATTAAAAGTAGGTTTGACTGGGAAGAATATCCAGCCGAGTTTAAAGAAAAGTGGTATGATTATATCGACGAAGAGTTCAAAAGAAGAGAACAAGGTTACTGGTTTTATAATAACGGTACTCCTACTTATATTACTGGTACTCATTACATGTACTTACAATGGTCAAAGATCGACGTTGGAGCCCCTGATTTTAGAGAAGCGAATAGATTATTCTTTATATTTTGGGAAGCATGTAAAGCAGATACGAGATGTTACGGGATGTGCTATCTTAAAAACAGACGATCTGGATTTTCATTTATGTCCTCGGCAGAACTCGTTAACCAAGCAACAATATCTAGCGACTCCCGATTTGGTATACTATCTAAATCTGGAGCAGATGCTAAAAAAATGTTTACAGATAAAGTCGTGCCAATATCCGTTAACTATCCGTTTTTCTTCAAACCGATCCAGGACGGTATGGATCGTCCTAAAACAGAACTTGCATACAGAGTTCCAGCTTCGAAGCTTACTAGAAGGAAGCTTGAGAGCAATGAGCAACTAAGAGAACTAGACGGGCTTGACACAACTATTGACTGGAAAAATACTGGTGATAACTCTTACGATGGTGAAAAGCTAAAACTATTAGCTCATGATGAAAGTGGTAAATGGGAGAGACCTGATAACATATTAAATAACTGGAGAGTTACAAAAACTACATTAAGGCTAGGATCTAGAATCGTAGGTAAATGTATGATGGGCTCAACTTCAAATGCTTTAGATAAAGGTGGAGACAATTTCAAAAAATTATACAACAATTCAGACGTTAATAAAAGAAATCGAAACGGACAAACATCTTCTGGACTCTATAGCTTGTTCATTCCTATGGAATGGAACTATGAAGGATTCATCGATACTCATGGACTACCTGTCTTCATTAGAGGTAAAAATACAGTCAAAGGAGTCGACGGTTATGAAATTACAACTGGAGTTATTGAAAACTGGGAAAACGAAGTCGATGGCTTAAGGTCAGATCAAGATGGTTTAAACGAATATTATCGTCAATTTCCAAGAACTGAAGCCCATGCTTTTAGAGATGAAGCTAAAGACACTTTATTTAATTTAACTAGAATATATCAACAAATAGATTATAATATAGAGTTAAATAACATTTCATCAGTTACAAGAGGTAGCTTTATGTGGGAAAATGGTATTAAAGATACTAAAGTTTCTTTTATGCCAAATAAAGACGGAAGGTTTTTGATATCTTGGGTACCACCTAAAAATTTACAAAATCGAGTGATTATAAATAATGGTACTAAAT